CTTTGCTCGTTAGGCGGCGACTCAGGTGCAGTATTCTCGGCGCTGTCGGCAACGGAGGACGGCTCCAAAGACTGCTCGCTAGGCGCTCCGTCCTGTGCGGACGGCGTACCCTCTGCGTTCATCTCTTCGTAGAGACGGCTAATTGCCTCAGACTGCTTACGAACCTGCTCAGGGATGGCCATAAAGAACGCTCCTCTCGGTATGCGCGGTTGGGTGGCGGCTACTTCCGACGAAGTTGTGCCGCCAGTTCTGGTGCATCTTGCACAAACTTACATAGCTCTGTCAACACTTGGCATCGACCCTGAGCTAACGAAACTTTATCGGCTGCTACGTGAGGCAACTGGTCAAGCTCCCTCTGCCGCCACTGGCGCAGCCACTCGACAAACACAGTGTTGTGCCGCCCGATCTGGGCGATGGCGTCGATGTCGCGGTCGGATGGACGGATCACGCGGCGCTACCTGTCGTCTGGTTGCGCGCCGTCGTCGCCGCCGCACCCCCGGCAGGATTGCCTGCAGGATCAACTGCTTGCCCGCCCGGCTGCTGCGGTGGCGCTGCCGCCGCCTGCTGGTTAAGGAAGGCGAGCTTCTCGCGCGACGGCACGACCTCGTCCACCGGCATCTGCAGCCCCTTGGCGATCTCGCGCAGGATGGCGGCGCGCCCGTTCTTGCCGAGAATCTCGATGTCGAACTGGTTGGCCGTGGCGTTGAGGAACTCGACGCGGCGCAGGTTGACCGTCTCCTTGACCGCGAGGTTGACCGCGCCGCGCGGCACGATTTGAGCGTCACCCTTGATCGACTCGTCGGCGTCGTAGCGCATGTTGTAGACGAACTGCCGGTGCACAATCGGACGGATGATGTCGGTGTCGATGTGCATCACCACCTGCCGGATGCCCTTGCCCGCCGACCCCATCAGCATCGACAGACCGGAGGCCGTGCGGCCCGCGCCCTGCACGTTGGTGTCGCCGTAGATGTAGGACGGGATGCCGGAGTGGTCGTCGGCCAGACGTGAGAAACGCTCGTAGACCGCCATCAGTGTGTTGGCGTTGTCGGAGGGCTGGTTGAACCGCACCGCCGGAGCCGACGATCCCAGCGGGTCGTTCAGCACCTGCCAGATTTTCCACGGGTGAAGCTGGGTGATGTCCTCGTTGGGCGGGATGCGCTCAAGGTTGACCTCGACCTGCGGCCCGGAGGCCACCGCCATGTTGTTGACCAGCGCCCGCGCCGCCGCGTTGCAGACGTTCTGCAGGTCTTCGATGATCTCGGGGATGCCCCGGCCCCAGAACGACCCCGGCATCTTGATGAAAGATGTTTTAGCGTAAGGCTTCTCGCCCAGCGGGTCGTAGTTGAGGATCGCCTTGATGACGTAGTTGCCGACCAGCCAGACGTTGGCGTCGTACTCGCGCGCCTCGTCCGGCACCTCGTCGGCATCCATACCCCACTCACGCAGGTGCTTGCCGCTGACCTTGCCCCAGAACTCCAGCGCATCATACATGTCGGTCGGGCGCAGTTCGGTGTTGAACTTGCGCTCCTCCTCCTCGCGCTCGGTGCGCGTCACGTCGGTCACCCACGACTGGCCCGGACCGTCGTCCAGAGCCTTGCGAATGGACTGGTCATCGTAGCCGGGGACGCCAATAAGGTCCGCCAGCGCCGTCCGGCTAAGATGATGCAGTTCAAATAGATAGCCGTCATTGATCCGGGTGATGCCCGGCTCGGGGTAGATGTTGAACGGACTGACGCGCTCGAACTCGGGAGCCAGCCGCTCGGCAGCCTCGACCAGCGTGCGGCCATCCGGCCCGACCGACCAGCCGAGATGGCGCTGGCGGCGGACAATCGGCCCTTTGATGAAGGCGCAGGGGAAGGTGACGAGGTCGGTGATGAACTCGTTGAAGGCGTCCGACCAGCCGCCCTGTGCGAACTGGTCCTCGATCCTGATCTTCATCCGGTCTACGCGAGCCTGCGCCGCTTGGAGTACGCGGAACCTGAACTCCTGCGACACAAGCTCACGCATCTCGGCCATCTGGTCCGGTGACGGCGCTTGGCCGGTGGACTGGATCACCTTGACGATCTGCTCGGCAAACGCCTGCTGCACCTCCTCCGACTGGGCCGGAGACAGGTCAGGGATCGGCGTGGGCTGCATGTCCCACGGCGGCGTGCCGGTGTCCATGAGGATGTCGCGCAGCCAACTCTCGGCGGCGCGGCACTTGACCTCGGTCAGCATCATGAAGACTTCAGAGCCGCCCTGCTGCCGGATGGCGTTGAGCTTCTCGGCGTCGTACTCACCGTTGCGCTGGCGCAACGCCTTGAGCATGATGTCGTCAATCTGCTCCTTGGACACCCGCGCCGCGTCCCAGCAACGGCGGATGTAGGCGGCGAGGCCCAACATGACCGCATCCTGCTGCCGGGCCTGAACATCACGCTCCAGTTGGGCGCGCTCCTGCCGCTCCAACTCCTCGTTGTTGACGACACGTAGCAGGGTCAGTCCAGCCATCTCGATAATCCTTTACGCAACCAGTTCAATCGGCGTAACAGCGTCAGCCGCCACCTGTGAAGTGGTATTCCACGGCAGCGGAGGGCTGACGGTTGCGGGAGCCGCCATAGCAGCAAGCTGCGCATCGCAATCGGCTTGAGCCTGCGCCTTGCCCTCGTTGCCAAGTGAGCCAAACACCCAGCCCAGCACCTGATCCAGCGTCAGGTCGGCGTAAGGCGTGAAGGGTGCAGAGGGGTCCAACGTCAGATCGACCGAGCCGTAGGCGGCGGTGTTGTTGACGCCATCGGTGGCAGAGCACACCCACGCGACCTGAAACACGACATCCGGCTGACCTTCGTACTGCGGGTACGCCGTCATGGACGTGACGGACCATTGGTAACTATTCGCCATCGGCGTCTTCCTTCTTCGCGTTGGCGTCAGCCACGGCGCGTTCCAGCTTCTCGATGATGGGCAACGCAGCGCGAGCGCCCGCGATGCCAGACGCCTTGACGGCCACGTCCATCAGATTGGCGATGGCGGTCAGTTCTTCCTGTGTGAAAGATACGGTGAGCATCGGTCCCCTCTGGATTGGTATGTCTGCGATGTGTCTCATCACGGCTCAATCGCAATTTGCTGCGCTGCACCGGTCGCAAAAAGCGCCATCAACTGCGTTTTGCCAGAGCCATTATCGACGGCGTAGATGCGAACCGAGTTTGCAGCAGGCGCTGCGGGGGCCGTCATCTCTGTCATCTCTTGGTACGCACCCAAAAAGAAATTACGCGGCCTTGTCGCCCCCGACGCGCCAATGTCGTAGGTGTTGTCAGTGTTCCAGAGCATATGCCCTGAAGCACCAGCAAAATAGGCGATGTTTGTGGCAGCGTTTGATGTGCTGCCGCTTGCGCCCGGCAACGAGACTGCAAACTGGAGATTGCCGCCATTTGCGCTGCCGGTGCCAAGGCCACCGCGAAGAATGAAGTTCGCTCCCGCTGTGTTTGTATCAGTGCTGGTGCGGCCTCCCGGAGCGCCGATGGTGACGGCAAGAGGCGACGCCGCATCAAGGCCAAAGTTGATGTCATTTGCCGTAGACGACCTTGGCGCTATGTAAGTAATGGGTGTCGTGGCAAATCGAATTTGCCTGTTTGCGCCCAAGGACAACGACGCATTGTCTATCGTAACCACGCCTGTTGGGGCGATGGTAAGCACATTGACCAGCGCATTTTGCGCCGTACCAGCAGATCCAGCAGGCGCAACCTGAAAGATGATCGACCCACCAGTACCTGTGCCGGTGCTTTGGGAGCCGGTGATCGTCAGGTTTGCGCCAGCCGTGTTGCTCGTGCCTGCCACAACGCTCTGGACGGAAAGCGTCTGTGCGACAGGGGCGGCGGCGTCCGCTGCGCCAAAACGAAGGTTCGCGGCAGCGCGGCGGGAAAGAATGGTGTCAGAAGAGCCACCAATAGCAAAAAAAGCGGTGTTGTCACGCGCCCAAATGTTGGCGTTTGCGCCCGTCGCCTGAATGCTATAGCCGTTTGATGTTGTGATGTTTCCGGCAACTACCGCAAGCGAACTAGCAAGAGTTGCAACGCCATTTTTATTGACGTTAAACCGACTTGACCCACCAACCTGCAAGTCCATCAACAACGAAAGTGACGCGCTGGCCGTGTCGGTCGCATTGAACCGCAAGCCCGTGAACGTCACAGCGCCAGCGTTCCATGTCTGCGCCATATCTACCACGGGCTGCGAGGTCGTGATCGTCGCGCCCGTCAGCGATGTAGAGCCAAGCAACGCCGTCGCTACCGTCTGCGTCGAATACACAGACGGGGAAACCGCAGCCTGCGAGTCCGCGCCAAACAGGAAGCCCGTCGATGGCAGCGTCGTGTCAGGCGTTTCTGTCTTCAGGTCAATGTCGGCCATGTGCTAGCCCCATACGAGATAGTTGCCAGCGCCCCAGACGAGGTAGTTACCCGGCTCCCAAGCAAGTTCGACCGCAGGAATCGGGCCACGCCGCCGACGCCGAAGCAGGATATTAAGAGCCATCGTATCCCCGCAGCACCATGATGACATCAATGTCGTTGGCCGACCCGCTCGCGATGGAGGGCCGCAGATACGCCGCCGACAGGCTCATCTCAAAGATGGCTGCAGCCGTAGCCGAGACCGTCGTGCCGTGCACGTCC